AAACCAGTCTCTGCCAGCGGCGCCGCCCCATAGGTTGGCAGCCACATCGGCAGGCGTATCGGCCTCGGCATCGAGGAATCGCTCGTTGCGTGCCCACCAGGCCGCGGCCTTGACTATCTTTTCGGGGCTGGGCTCCTCGCCTTTGATCAGATTGCGGGCATCGATGACCGTGGCTTGCTCCAGGCCGTCACCACCGAGGCCGGCCTCGTATTGTCGAATGCCACGCTCTAGGTTGGTTACAACCTGAGAAGGGGCGGTCTTGGTGACAGCCCGAGGGTGCCAGCAGGCAGCCATTGCGAGTTGCTCGGTGGTCTTGTCGGCCAGGCCAAACTGGATGGCCTCCTGGGCGGTAAACCATGTTTCCGCGGTCATTGCCGCGCGGATCTGGGCCGAGGTCTTGCCGGTGCGCTTGGTGTAGATGCCAGCCAGTATCTCGGCGTGCTGGTCGAGGGCATTGGCCATCTTCCGCATATCCTCTGAGGTGCCTGCAACCATTCCAGACGGGTCGTGGATCATAAACAGAGAAGCGTCGGCCATCTCGATGCTGTCGCCTGCCAGGGCTATAACTGAAGCAATCGAGGCAGCAATGCCGACCACCCGTGTGGTCACCGGCGCCTGCCGGCCTCGAAGCATATTGTAGATTGCCAAGCCGTCCCAGACGTTGCCACCCGGGCTGTTGATCTCGACCACCAGGGGGCCTGGGCCGACAGACTGGAGAGCGTCCGAGAAAGCCTTGGCTGAAATACCGGAACCGCCAAACCAGTCTTCACCGATCTGGTCGAATATCTGGAGCACCGCCGGCTCATGAACCGAGGCGCGCGGCTGGTAGGAAAGCCAGTTGGTTACTTTAGTCATTCGGTTTTCTTGGCTCTGGTTTTCCGCTTCTTTGGCTCGAGCACCGCAACCACCTCTTGGATGGGCTCGGCCGGGATCGGATCGGGCATTTCTTCGGAAGGAGGCTGCTCGAGAGCGGCCGCGGCCGGCTCCGGTGCTATCGGCTGCTTTTGAGCGGTCGAGATCTGTGAGACGTCCAGGCCGTACTTGACTGCCAGGTCTTGGATGTACCGGGCCTGTTGAGCCTTGGCCTCCAGGGCGGATCGCCAGTCGATGCCTCGGGCACCGTAGATCTCGTCGTAAGTGGTAATGCCTGCACCAAGTTCGTTTAGCTGGGCGGCAGAGTTGCGACCGACGTCGACGTTAGGCGCCCGGGGTGCCTGGATGGCGACCTCGTACCAGTCGTCGGGGCTGTCCCTGAGTGTCGGATCGGTGCGGATGGCGTACTCCATGACGTATTCCCAGATGCGTCGAGCGGCCGAGGCCATCACCTGGTGCCGGCTGCGGAACCACACCGATGACATATCGAGTGAGCCTCGGTAGACGGTGCCTTGCATCGATTCTGGGAATACCAGGACGTAAGGAATACCGACGCCAGCACAGACCTTCTCGGTCAGGCTGCGCCAGTACTCGCGCATATTGACGTTGGGGCGGTCAGCGCTGAACTGCTCAAACTCGTCGCCAGTCTTCATGACCTTCACCGAGGCGCCGAAGATATTCTCGTAGTAGTTCTGGGCGGTCCCTTGGGATCCAGCAACACCGGATCGGAGGCTGGTGGCCTGGACCTCGCCGGAGCTTGTCTTGATCACCTGGGCCACGCTCGAGGCGAGCTTGCAGGACTCCATCTCGAGCTTTTGGAGATCGTCCAGGTCGTGCAGGTCGTTGATCACACAAGCCACAAAAGGCAGGCCGCGGAGCTGGCCGGCACGCTGGGCCTCGTAAATGTGGACCACCGAGTCGGAAGAAATGGATCGGATGTCGGTAAGTTGTCCCTGCTGCTGCTCCTGGCCGCAATAGAAGGAGATGGCCCGACCGGTCTTGGGGTCGAACCGAACGCCATCGAACACATCAGGAAGACCCTCCTGGCCAGTGGGTGTCGACACTTGCTGCGGCTCAATGAGCTGCAATCGGGGCCGGCCGGTCTCGCCCTTGGTCAGGAGGATAAAGGATTCCCCGTCGTAGAACCAACCACGGGCGGCCAGGCTCATGAGGGTGCCGAAAGACTGCCGGGATCCGATGTCAGGGTAGCGGCTCCAGATGTCCCACCATTTCTTAGCTCTAAGATTCCAGTCGGGATTTGAGCTGGCCGGCTGAACTGAGAAGTTGCTGCCGACGGTGTAGTTCTCAAACAGGTCTCCCAGGCGATTCATCACCGCGTTGTTCTGCTCGAAGAATCGGGACTTTCGGACGATCTGCTGCCGGGTCGAAGCAGTCACGTCAAACCTCACCGAGGTGTAGCTGGTGTCCAGGAAGGACCGGCGGATCGAGTTGGACGCGCCCTCGTAGCGGTCGACAGGCGCCGACCGGAACTTGTTAAGGATGGTGTCGAGGAATCCCATTAGCTCATTCCCATCCGATAGCTTGCCTCACGGCGGAAGTTGGAGAAGTCACCGCCGAAACTGGTGGCTGCAACCAGAACCACGGCCACCATCTTGGTGTAGATCTGGGCGTCGGTGGGAGTGATGATGCCGTCCTGCTCGAGGTAATCGACAGCCAGGTCGTAATCGTCGACCAGGCTTTCCCACATCTCGACCATCTCGGAAGGTGTGGGGGCACCTTTGCCGGGCTCGGCGAACTCGACCGACACATCGGAGGATGATGTCGACCGGACCACCTGGCCGGACTCGATCACTGTGGCCGCGGCGATAGACTTAGCAGCCAGTGCAGCCAGGAGCGTCACACCGCCCAGTGTCGCATAGACACTGCGGAGATAGGCCCTCTTGATGGCTACGGTAAACGTGAACACCTTGGGCGGATCTTCACCGATCCCAGGGTGACTTCAATAGGTTAGCTGGCTATTGACTCACTTGACGTGACCAGATCATTCCAAAGCATCACCATGGCGAGCTGCATGATTTCGCAGTCGTGCAGATGGTCGGGCCACTTTTGGTTCCTTTTAACCCAGACGTGCTTGATGCGGCCAGCGCGGTTGGCTTGGGGTCGTAGGACGTGAGAGTCGAGGTGTCGCCAGTACAGGTCGGGCTCGGCGATGTAGGCTCCTTCGGCCTGGACGCTGGGCGGATCCTGATCAACGCCCCATTCCCGGTCGATGTCGCCCTTCCTTAGCCTGGAGAGCATATCGCGGAGGTGCTCGGTGTCGAACACCAGGAGCGGCTGCACCACGTCGGTCCTCATCGAGGAGGATGTCGACAGGCCGAAAGGGTGCACCGCCCCGGTGGCTGCTGTGAACCGCGCGCCGGTCTCCCGGCCTTTGAGTGGCATCCAGCCGATTACCATGGGCTTGCGGAGGCCGCCTTCCGGTGGGTAGCGGAGGCCGCATGGGAAGTTGATCGGGTTGGATGTCACTGAGGAATAGGAGGCACAGGCGTCGTAAACGGTCTGGGTGTTGAAGCCGCTGTCGATGCCGACATCCATGTCGTGGACCTCGAGGGCCACCTGCACCCGGCGAAGGGCTGCAAAGTCGTCGGCATGGCCGGCAGCAATCAGGGTAGAGTTGCCGTCTTTCCATTCCCTGCACACCCACCACAAGAACGGCGCCACAGCCTGGACGTCGGCGGTCAGATAGCGGCGGCCGCCATCGACGGTTACGGTGGCCGCGGTCTCAGTGCGCTCCTGCTGCACGTCCTGTTGCTCCCATGGCTCGGCAAGGTTTCCATTAATAAAGCCTTGGAGGCCGGCCATTGATGCCTTGGCCTCGAGGAATGAGACCGCCAGATATCCCCAGGTGCATTTGCGGTCGGGGCTGTAGAGGCTGCTCAGGTGGTAGGACCGCACACCGGGCATGGCGTTTGGGTTCTCTGGGCGCCATTGGCCGTGTCGGAGGGCTGCCACCTTGTGAGAGTCGGTGATTTTGCCCTGGCAGAGCTGGCAGACGTAATGGGCCGAGGATCGGATCTTGCCCAAGTCGTGTTTGCCGTCCTCGGCCTTGGCGTCGTCCCAGGTGACCTGGCGCCATTCAAGCTTGATGTACTCACGGCAGTGGGGGCAGGGCAGGTAGTACTGGCGCTGGTCACCACGGAGGAAGCGCTGCCAGATCCGGCCTTCGACCACCGTCGGTGTGCTGGTCATAAAGGCCTTGGAGCTTGAGAAGCTCTTGAGGCGCTGCTCGGCCAGGTCGAGGGCGTCGGCCTCTCGGGCAGTAGCCTCGGCGAACTTGTCGACCTCGTCGGCGATGAGCACCCGAACAGGGCGGCTGGCTAGGTTGGCCGGGCTGTTGGATCCTACGAAAGTCAGGGTCGAACGTGTGAAGTTCTGCTCTAGGTTGGTGATCTTGTCGGCCTCGGCCGGGTAGCACTCGAGCATGGCCGGGCTGTCCTCGAGCATGGGAAGCCAGCGGCTCTTCGAGAATGACCTGGCCAAGGACTCGGTAGGCATCAGCCACAAGGCCGGGCTCGGCTCGTTGGCGATTAGCCAGGCCAGGCCGGCCATCAGGGTGGTCGTCTTCGATGTCTGCGATCCCCAGCACAGGGTCACCTCGTAGACCGTCGGGTCTTTCCAGGCCTCCATGGGCTCCCGGGTATACGGTCGTACCGAGGTGCTGAATGGTCCTGGGTGCTCGGTCTGCCGTTGGGTCAGCCGGAGTGATGCCTCGGCCCAGTCGACCACCGTCTGCATGGGTGTCGGCCGGTAGAGATTGCGTCGGTAGTCCAGGAGGCTGCGCTGGAGGTCGGTCAGGTTTTCCATGGGTCGGTGTTGTGTAGGGTCTTGAGCGCCACCTCCTGGACCCACCGGGTCAGCTCGCGCTCGGCGTGCTCGGGGTCATGCGGTGCAATACGGCCGGAGAGCTGCTTAGGCATGGCCTTGATCAGCGAGGCCACGGCGCCGTCGTGCTCCTGCATCACCCGGCGCACCCAGTCGCCGGAGACCAGGCGACGCTCCTTCTCGGCCTGGGTGATCACCTCGTCCCTGGCGCTGGTAAGGTTCTTGGCTGCCGCGGCATGGATGGCGACCAGCCGGCCGGCGTCGGCTCGACCACCGCGGAGGGCATCGACAGCCAGGTCATAGGCTGCACGCTCGATCTGGCGCTGCCTTTCGTAAGCGCCTTCTGGCGAGTCGGTGGCGGCTGTTGCGGTGTTGAGAGGGGTGTCTGCTTCAATAGGCCTGTAGGGGCCTTCCTGTTCGATTGCAGGGGCGTCTGGTATTGGTGGCGATTGTATGTGTTGAGTCGTCGACTTTGACCGGATGTTTTTCTTGCGCCAGGCATCGGCGACCTCGGGACTATGCATAGGCATTCCCTTGGCAGCCAGTTGTGTGACGTAGCCATGCGAAACACCGGCGTGCTTGGCGTATTCCCGCTGGGTCATGGCTTTAAGGCTCCCAGGATCTCAGGAGGCAGCATCGAGTCGGGCACGTCGCCAGCGTACTGCAAAGCCCTGAAAACGCCGTCGCGTCGGCTGTCTTGCGAGTTCGGCACGCAATAGCCGACGATTTGTTCCGGTGTGGTGCCACGTTTCATTAGCCGGATAAACCAGGCCACGTTTATCAGACCGTATTGATCCACAAGAAACTGGATGTGATTGTTTTGCATAGATATTGTGTTTTGTGCTTGATCACAGAAATTGATAGGGGTCTCGCGTTCACCTGTTATTGGAGATATGTCAAAAGATTCCTTACACTTTTGGTTGTACGTAAGTGACCGTTGTTGTGTTATAGTCTATCCTCTGCTGCTTTAAATACATCTCATGGCCTTTGGCTATTATGTAAGCAACAGAACCACGGGCAACACCGCACGCCTTGGCTACATCGTCGAGGCTTAGGTCGCGCTCGCGTAGATCGTAAGCCTTGCGACAGATGTCTGCATCCTGCGCGGTGGCAGTGACTTCGTAGTCCTCCTGCTCCTCGAGCACCACGATTGGCGTGCCTAGGGCGCTTAGCTTGACGCTGCGAGGGTAGGACAACCAACCACGCTTGATGCCTAGGGCTACCAGGTCTTTGGCTTCGTTGAGGAGTTTGACGCGGTCGAGGTCGTATGGTGTTTTCATTGTAGGATTAAAAGGAAGGTGATGGGTCGGTGAACCGGCAGTATTGGCCTTCGTACCATAGGGGAACGAGGCCGCACTCGCCGTCTCGTTGTTTGGCGACAGCGATGATAGCCTCGCCGTTGGCTTGGTTGCGTTCCCGGTTGACCAGCAGGACTAGGTCGGCGTCACGTTCTATCTGCCCAGAGTCGGCCAGGTCGGTAAGTCTAGGCACCCGGCCTTTGTCCTTTTCGTTCTCCCTGTTTAATTGCGCCAGGGCGACCACCGCGGTCTTGGTGTCGGAAGCAATGGCCTTGAGTCGACCGGAGACCTCGGCGATCTCGTAGGTCTTCTTCTCGGCCGCCTTGCTGCCGTGAATCTTCTGGAGGTAGTCGATCAACACCAGCTTGACGCCCCACTTCCTGACGGCCCGGCGGATCACCGCGGTGATGGTGGCGATGCCGGACACATCGGAACCGGAGACAAAGTAGATCGGGCTGCCGGCCACCTTAGCGGAGGCGCTGGCCATAGCCTTCATTCCGCCTTCATCTAGGTCGCCGGTCTTGATGTCCTGCATCGGAATAGATCCTACGGTAGAGACCATTCTCCGAACAATAGACTCGTCGGACATCTCCAGCGATATAAACAGGGTCGGCACCCGGTGCTCGATGGCTGCTGCCCGGGCTATTGCGATGGCAATGGCGGTCTTTCCGATGCTTGGCCTGGCCGCAATGATGGCAAGCTCGCCGAACTGAAATCCGTCTGTCATTAGGTCCAAACGCCGGAAGCCGGAGGTGATGCCGGACAGGTGGCCCTTCCTCGAGAAGCGCTCTTGGGTAGAGTCAATGAACCGACTGACTACCGACTTGCAGGGTTGCATCTCTTCCTTGGATGCCTCGACGGTGAGCCCTGCTTCGGCATTGGCGACGATTTGATCCACAGACAGGGTGGTGACAGCAGAATCGCGAATCAGACGGTCACCGGCGAATCGTAACTGCCGGCGGTGATGGGCCTCGAGGACAGCCTTGGCAAACTCGGGATGGTTGGCCGGGCTGGCGCATATCTCGTCGCACTTGTTCAGAGCCTCGAAAGGCACCGGATTACCTGGCATCGAGCGTTTCCATTCCTTCACCACGCTCTGGAGGTTGACCGGCTCGGTCTTGGCGACCAGGCCTTTGGCCACCTCGTAGATCTGGCGCAGGCTGTCGTTCTGGATTGCCTCGGTGGTGATCCTTGAGAACACCTCGTAGCAGACATCCGAGCCACCGGATAGGCAGGCGCCCAGGAGTCCGAACTCGTCGTCCTCGGCGAAGTAGGGGTCGCTCATTGCCAGTTAGTGATGTCGGCGCTGATAGCGCCTGGGTTGTTGTTGCCGGAGATGAGATCGCTTTGAGTCTTGTCGATCTCACCGTTCCAGTGGTTCAACAAGGTCTCAAGTTCACGCCGGAGATACGGGTCGTTTGATTTGTAGCGTTGCTCCAGGCGAACGACATCTTCTTCAGGTGTGTTTAAGTCGAACACCTCTTTCAGCTTTTTGATCTCACTGGTAGACCATTTGGTCGAAGGCCTCCGGCGAAGCATAGCACCAACACGTAGTCGGAAGGCTTCAAGATCAGGAGCAAGCTCTCTCGTGGAAACTCCTTCCTTTCCCTTCCTTGTTCCCTTCCCTTCCTTGTGGCACGCGTCGTCGTCGCGTGGCTCACGCGTGGCTGACGCGTCGATTTCCTCGGTAATTGCGCCATTTTCCGAGTAATCCGGCAGGATTGATGCCCTTTCCTTGTTGTTGACCACTTGATGCTTTAGGAAGCTCGGAATGCATCCAAAATACTCGTCATCTACGCGATATCTGAAAACGAAACCACGCGTGGTCAACGCGTCGAGCACGCGTGAAAAGTCGACCCCATCGTAGGGCAGCACCTGCACACCGATGCGCCGAGGCTCCCACTTAAAACGGCCTTCCCGGTCAGCAATGCACCAGAGGCCAGCAAATGCCACGCGGATCGGTAGCTTGGTTTCCAGCTCGGCCTCGAACAGTCCCTCATGATGGAAGAACTCCGGCTTGATCGTGCGGATTCTCATTGGTTAGAGGTTTGTTGTTTTCGGGTTGCCATAACCTGTTTAGAAAGGTTAGTCAGCCATTCTGCCGTCATAATCCCGTGATCGGCGGCGTCTTTCAAAAGGTGCATTGTCTCAAACGGAGGCCACCCAGCCTCCTGACCAGCTTTTTCGACCAAGAACAGAACACCTTTGTCGTGATCTATATCGTGGTGGTTCATTTGAATCTGGCGCTTGATCTCGTAACAAGCTGACAGCTCCCAAGAGGTAAAGAAGGTTGGGAACGACTGCGAATCCTCGTGACCTTCAAAGTGACATTTTCGGCACATCGTTGCCATTGATCCCCCTGGGTATTCCCAAGGCATTCTTCCCGAAACGTAGTAAAAGTGGTGAACCGTCAGTGTGTTGGTTTCGGACAAGCACTTTACGCACTGAAAGCCGTCTCTCGACATGATTTCTAGGCGCTTTTTCTGCCACCGCGGATGTTGGAGCTTTTCGGAGTAGGTCATAATTCAAACAGAGACCCCGTCACGCACCGTGCTAGGAACTCGCGGAGAAACAACGCGACGTTACACGATGCGGACGGGGGAAATTGGTTGAACATGGTTTCTCTTGTGGTGCCTGCGCTCGCTTCCTAGGGCTCACGCTGACGGTCTCTATCTATCTGCTCTCCTGGTCGATGTCCAGCCCTCAGTAAGCCGGCATCAGGATGTCGGCCACCGCTTGGGTGAGCTTCACATCCTGGATGCAGTAGTTGATCGCCGCCTGCCGGTCGGTGTTCCACAGCAGGCTGAAGTCGGCGCCGTTGCCGCTCTTCTCGCCCAGTCCCAGGTGCCTCGAGATGGACGCAAGGCTGCCGTGGGACCGGTTGTCCCCGAGCTGCCACACCTCTCGAAGGTCGACCACCAGCTCCGACCAGTAGCGGCCATTCCTTAGCCAGTAGGGCGGCATGATCTTGTGGCGCCAGGAGCGTTTGATAAGGAAGGGCAAATCGAAGGCCTTGACGTTGAACCCGATGAGCTGGGGCTGGCGCTCGTAGTAGTTGAGAAGCGCCCACCATTGTCGCAGCAGGTGGGCCTCGCCGTCGGCATCGGCGCAGAGGATGTTTTGCTCCTGATGATCGACCCGGTAGCCGATGCAGAGCACCTGGCCCGACAAGGCATCCAGGGCGGCATTGCGGATGTAGTCGGCCGTGTGACTTTCCTCGGCCTTCTGGAGCTTCTCGGCAATTAGGTCGGGGTTCTTGATGTTGCCCATCTTGACCTGCGTTGGGTCGAAGGGCGGGATGTTGAGCTGCTCGAGCGGTAAAGGCCCGGTCTCGATGTCGAAGTAGATGTTTGGATTGGCTGGCATTTGTCAGAGTTGTTTAGAGTTGATGCGCGTTTGTCGGCCGATGCGCGCCCCCGGCACTACGAGTCCCCGACAGCAACAGGCTGCCGGAAAGTGGTTAGATCTTTTTGCCGCAATGTGGGCAGACGAGGAAGTTAATCGGCTCCCGGGTGGTCGGTACTTCCAGCCACTCGCAGATCTCATGATAGGAGACCCACCCAAAGCCTCGAACAGCTCCCGGTCGCAGGTGTCCGCTGTTATAGAGGTCGAGGGCCTGCTCACGGCTCTTGATGCACAGGCGTTCTAGAGTGTTGAACGTCCTAACCGAGAACGGGAAGCCCCACAACTGAAGGATCTCCTCATGCATCTCGGCTGCCTGCTCAATCTGGTTGATGCGCTGCCTCGATAGGCCAAAATGCTCACCGATCTCCTTCAAACTCATCCCCTCAGAGCGCATCCGTACCACCTCGGGAATTTTGTCGACCAACTTAACGTATTTCTTTTTAGTTTTCATCAAAAAGGCACGTCGTCAAAGTCGGGTTGGTCCTTAGCGTCGATCTCCTGCAGGCGCTTGATCACGGCTGCAATGAGCTGTTTGTCATCCGGGCTCTTGCCGGCGTTGACCTGCGCCTTGGGCAGCCAATGCTCGCCCAGGCCTTTAACCGCGGAGTCTGTGAGCTCCGAGATGGCGGTGCCTTTGAACTTGCCCACGTGAACCTTGGTTGCTCCCAGGTCAACTGGTCGGGGTGTCGTGCTATTTGGGACCACGGTGGGGACCTTCTCATCCTTAGCCGGGCGGTCCTGCATTCTTACCCACAGGCCCGAGGGTTGAAGCGGCTCGCCATGCTTGTGCGACATCATCAGCTTGATGTTCGCGTACGTCTTGGTGCCGTCCTGGCTTTGCTCGTGAGCAATGATGAGCGTCACCGGCTTGCCAATGAGCGACTCGAGGTCGAGGCCGTTGTTCTCGGCATCGGTCAACTTACGGCCAAACCAGTCCTTGAGCACCTTGGTCAGGGCTGCCTTCTCGTGAAGGCTCGGGACTAGGGGCTTGCTGAACACCACCCAGGGCTGCACTGGGTCGCGGGATCCGTCAATCAAGTCCAACTCAAAGGCGAACTTGAACTTCTTCTTCACACCGTACTCGGTTTCGTACTCCTTCAACGGAGTCACATCTACGCACACTGCTCGTCCCGAGAACTCGGGGCACGGTGCGAACTCTTTACCGCCTGCTGCTTTAATGATCATGTCTTACGTTTTGTTGTTAGTTATGTGTTATTTGGAGGCCTGTTTCTCGACCTCCGAAAGCTGTATTGCCATCTTGGTGTAGTTTGCCCAGTAGTCCGGGAACGCATCCCGGATCTGCTTAAGGTTGGAAGGATCAGCGGCTAGTGCTGCTGATCCCAATTTTGATATGAACGAACCCCCGTATTCGATCATGCACCTGGCTACGTCTCTATCGTTGATCACTTGGTTGCCTTTCTGCGCTTACGGTTCCAGAAGCTAATGAACTCCGTTTTAATCTTGCGAGCTGCACGGTATGCTTCGCCGGCCTGCTCCTTGGTCAACTGATATGGACCGCTGCCTTGGTTTATGATCTTAAGAACTTCCTTGCTCATGGTAATTGTTATTCGCAGGTGTAAATGGTGTCGGTTATGGGGTTGGTTGGATGATGAAGTCGAAGTTGATCTTCCAGTTTTCTCCAAGTCGGTTGTATGTGTCGCCCTTAATTTTCCAAGTGCGCGGGTCGCGGGTCGTCTTGGTGTGACGGCAGCGGATTCTGACATCAATGTCTTTGAGCGCCACATTCCTTAGGCGGTCGTCCTCCGGTAGTTCGTGCAGGTGTTTCATTTTAGCAGGTGTTTGATGATGAGGTTACGGTCTTTGATCGTCGCTCGGAGAATTTGCTCCAGCACAACGTTAGGATTCACTGAGCTAACGTGCTTCCATTCTGGATTTCCATCAATGTGTTTGGCTGTATAAATATTCTCCACGCGAACTAGTCCGTTAGATTTGTGGACGTATATGAATGAGCAGTCTCTCATTTGTCCTCCTTCGTTTTGTGCGAGTTATTGTAGTTTTTCCACGCTGCCACTTCTAACCGTTTGATGAGTTCTTTCGCTTCATTGAGTTCGCGTTCTAGCTCGCGAGCAAACGCAATGTTAACAACTTCCTCTCCGTCGCATACGTCTACGCTGTATAGAACTTTGTCTGTTCTTGGTGTATCACTCACGCCATTTGTCCTCCAAATAGAGCAATAGATCCGCTCTCATTGCGTCGTTTTCTTCCTCTAACTGTTTGATGCGGTCTTGTAGCCGCAGATTCTCTTCATCTAGCAATTGCTGCTGCCGGATGATTGAGTTTGCTGCGTTGAGTTCGCGCTCCAGCCTCCTGCATAGCATACCCAGATCGCCTACGTTGTGCGGGGTTGAGTCGCAGATGGGGGTGTCGCTAATCATTTTCGTGTGGTCAGGAATATGATCGCTCATTTCGCCTCCTTCACTTGTTGCACCTGCACAAAGTCCAGTCGGTTCTCTTCGTTGATTGCAATGCCCCAGCCGTTGCGTCGGCATGACAGTTCGATTGCGCTAAACAGTTCGTTCATAACTGCGTCGTGCAGATAAATAGACATAAGTCCTTTGAATGTGAGTCGATACTGCTCCTTGTCTTCTTTTTTGCTCATTTTACTCCCTCCGCAATCAGCGCGTGCTCCAATATCAGAACCGCATCTGCCGTCTTAAGCGTAATGTGGAGGCTGGGCTGCCGTTGCTGCGCCAAGCCCTTCAGATGGCTCTTCCAGCGGGTTCCGTGTGTCTTGGTATTACCGGCACCCAAAGTCTTCTGCCAGCGCTGTGGGGTAACCTCGATCACCCTGGTCTTGGTGCTGGCTATCAGGCCATGGAGAAAGCCTACGTTGCGACCGAAGTTAAACATGGCCGAGCCCGGTGCGCCCTTCCCGCCCACATAGCCGCCCACCTTCTCGATGTACACCACGTCGGTCACGCCAAGCCTGTCGAGCACCAGGTCGCGCACATCAGCGTCGGTGGCCGGCATGGCGTCCAGCGTCACACCGCTCGGGCCATAGTGCGCCAGGCCGCCGGACATCCCTGGGTCGATTGCGAGGATGCGCTTCACTTGGCGGCCTTTCGTAGCCAGGCCTGAATGGCCTTGTCGGCTACCGCCTGCATTTTTAGGCCGGCTGCCAGGCAGTAGGCTCGCAGGATTTTGTGTGTGTCGGTGGTCACGTTGATCGTTTTGGGTTTGGTCATTTCAGATTGCGTTGAACTTTGAGCCAGTAGGCCTGAGTTGCCTGCTTCTTCTTGTGTCCCTGGGGCCCTGCATTCCATATCCGGGCCTGCTCCTCGGTGCTCTTGCCCTTGCCATAGTGGGTCAGGTAAGCCTCGCACACCGCCCTGGCCTGTACCCGGTTGGTCATGGCATCCCAGCGGTAATGCGACCCAGTGAATCGGTTCACGTCCTGCACCACACCGCGGTGGATCTGCAGGGGGCCTACAGCGCGTCCGTTGTCGCCGATGGCAAGATCGTTGCCCGAGGACTCCACCGCGATTAAGGCGGTGATGAGGTTTGAAAGGTTCACGAAGCAACCTCTTGTTCATCGGCCTGCCATGCTTCAAAGCACAGCCGGTCGCAGTGGTTGACCGTCTCGCGGTCCGGAACCAACACCGCGGAGCAGTGTTCGCAATTGGTCGGTTCCAATCCCGGAACCCCGGGAAATCGGCAGTTAAAATTGTTTTTCATGATTCGGTAGGTGTTGAAAGTTGTGCGCGTTGGCCAGTCACGCCCCTGGGGGTGGTATTGGCCCCACCCGGGGCTAAAGTGTCAAACCACTGCGTAATTGTAATGACCGCGGCAATAAGCATCGAGGCCTTCGTACAGCTTGTTGATCTTTGCAGCCGCAGATTCCAAAGTTGGAAAGGCACAAACAAACCGATTGTAGGAACCAGCCAAAGCGTCGGTAGAAGCGCAGTGATACTCGCACTTCAAAACAACCACAAACAGGCCCAGAGCCTTGGCCTTGTTGATTGAAACGCTCTCCTTAGCGGCGAGCTCGTAGGCAGCCTGCTGTGCCTCGGTGAAACAATTTTCAAACTCGCTGGCAGCGCCAGACTCAAACTCGTAGTGCTCTTCTTCTTGGAGTGTTGCGTATCTCATGGTGTTTCCTTTTTCCTTCAAACTTGATTGCCCCGACGGAAGTCAAGCTGCCACAGAGATAGACACGAGTCTACAGCAATTTACTCTTTTCTGTAGATTTGAGAGAAAACCCAATGTTTGCAGGGGTCAAACAGGGGTCACTCCTTGGGTATGTAAGGCTCGCCGGGGTGCGCCTGGGCGTGCTCGGCAAAGGCTGCGTAGGCCCGGAGGTCCACGTAGTTGTCGGCATGGAATACCCGGGCGCTGCGCTGGCATTTAAAGGTCACCATCATCAGCTCCACCAGGTGGGCTGGCAGCGGCGCAGGCAGCGTGATGCCGTAGTACTGCTGGATTAGAGCTGTCCAGGCCAGGCCCACGTTGGTGTGGCTGTGGTGCGGCTCGCCGTAGATTGCGCTCCGCTGCTGGATGGTATCGTCAACTATGTCGTTCATTTGATGGGGATAAAACTGGCAAGGAATTCCGCCTTAGCGCGGACGTAAATTCGACCATTGTCTACCCGCCGATAAACCACCGACAGCCAGCGGTTTTCGCCTACTCTAAACTCGGCGTCGGCTGCGATTACTTCGACTATGAGGCTGGGTTTAAAGGCGTTTTTAAAGCGCGGTAATGGGGCGTCGGATAGGATTGTCGGACTGGGCATGGTATGCGGAATATTTGGGTTTCAATTAGGCCGTTCGAGACTCCGGTGCTCAACAGTTTGTTTGTGTAAGCCCTGGCCAGCTTCCACTCTATAGCCCATTGCTGGGCAGTCTTCCACTCGTCTGGGACATCATGGATATCTTTTCTAATCTCAGCCTTGATGCGCTTTAGAAGCTCGGCAGATTCCATTTGGTTTCTCCTTGAGGCCACTGGTGAATGTAGAGTTGCGCCGAGTCCTCGGTGTACTCGCCGAAAACGATGCCATGAGACCATGCGAGCGTGTTGCGCCGCCTAAGTGCGTAATCCATGCATGGGGCGTCTGCAAGTGTTCCGGGCGACAAACACACCGGATGGTCGCTACGACGCCCTGTAGCCATCCCAGCGCGATGGGCATGGGCCACCACGGTGTTGCCCCAAGTCTCGGCGGTGTCTCTAAGAAAGTTCTCCGAGTAAAGCAGGCCATGGCCCCAGGAATAGCCGCCCAACTTATACCAGCTCCTGGGCAACACGTCGTGGTGTTTGATAAACACCCGGGCATGGCGCTCGATTGGCTCCCGCATTTTGTCCCAGATAGCCTCGGCAAATCCCCGTACCACGGTGTTGTGGTGATGTAGATATTTGAGCGCTCGTTGGTCGTGGTTTCCGAGGATGAAAACGGTCGGCCTCAAAGCGTTTAGAAACTCTCGACCGCACTCAATGTCGTCGAGGTAGTCGTCGGCATGGTCCGAGTCGTCAGGGTTGGCAAGAGAGCCTGCACGAAGGCTGGCCAGGTCGTAGGCGTCCCCCAGGTGGATCACCTCGTCGGGTTGGTACTGCTCCCGAAACAGCAGCACCGCGGCCAGGGCGTCCTTGTTGGCCCGGTTGCCATGACTACAACCGATAGCCATCACACGTTTCCGGCCTTGGACATTTGTCACAAATGATTGCAAGCATTATTTCAAATGAAACTCAAGCACTATGGCTGCGCGTTTCATTCAAACAGCAGGATGTTAGCTCTGTTGTCGCAATGTTTGCAGGGGTCGAAAACTATCGGAGATTAACGTATCGGATGCGGTCGAAATACTGAGTTGAGGTGGTCGGGTCGTAGTAACCGGATCCCTGGTTGGTCTCACCGAAGCTGTAGTTGCGCTTCGAAATGTAGCCTGTGGCTGCAATCGGAGGGCTGGCCCAGAATTGGCCGTTTTCGGTGTCGAAATTATACGAAATAAATCCCTGGCTGATGCTGTACGAAGCTAGATTTGCCGACGGAACATAATAACGAAGGTTCCCGACCGAATCTGTCGCTTGGTAGCAAATAATTCCGTTGGCAATTAGAAGGTCGTAAAGCGGCTCGGTCAGGTAAAAACATGGCCCACCGAACGCCTCTACGCCTGATGAATATATCAGCACCATTCCGATGGTCAGCACGCCCAGAACCCGAAAGGATCCGGTGGCGTCATACAGCGGGCAGGATGTTTCGCCATGGCATAGGGGCACCGCCCTGGTCCATGCACTGACCGACCATTCCATCAGATCCCAAAGCCAGGCCGACTTCGGGATCTTGTGGAAAAATGGGCCTCCTCCAGGACGGTAGGGGTTCTCAATCGGGCTGTAGGGCAGGTCAAAGCCGATTTGCTCGACGCCACCTGTCCAGCATATGTGGGTCATTTTGTCGAGATAGGGCGGTATGTAAGTCCCTGATTTGAACGGGACTGTTGATGCAAACGAGGCGCCGCGGCCGTCCTTGAAAACGTCATCTTTCCCGGCTGCCACTAGGTCGACGAAAGAGCTGTTTGGCGCTTCTGGTATGTATGAGTACTGCTCGGTCATGTTGGGCCTTCCTAGGATCCGCACAGAGGCATCGGATCCGCCTGGGCCTCCCCACTTATTAACCCAGAAGTCGCCTCCCCATGGTCTGTCGTCTATTCCTGAGCTGAGGTCTATTTCGAGGACCCTTACTAAGTCAAAGTCATAGATTGAACTGGAAAAACCCCAAGGGCCTCCTGGTGGAATGAACGCTGTATTGACCGCCTGCTCAGATGAACCAGGCACCGGGTTGCGAGCAGGTAAAATGTTGGACCATTGAAGCCTCGGGAAGGATCCTGCGACCTGGAGGTAGAAAATGTGAGTGCCTGAGGTGTACAGCCAGTTCCTCCAGGGGCCCACTCCGAATTGAGCGGCACGGTCTGCGACGTAGAGGGTCTCATTCGTGGCAATGGTCTCCAAGTTGTTGAGTAAGCTACCACCAATTCCCGATGAGGTTGCAGCCCGACACATCAGCCCCAACGGGGTCATGCTGATAATTGACACTTTTTCCTCCGTGATATCGTCGACCTCGGTGTAGTTGGTAAGGAATCCAACCTGGACGCCGATCTTGCGTCGGAGATCTCGCATCGAGTCGAATATGGTGGGCTCATTCCCGGCGTCCCATGTGTAGGTGCCTGGCCCGAGCATAGGATCCATTCCCATGCTGTACTGGGCGGGGTAGATGGTCGAGATGGTGACCGGGCTCGAACCGATTTCCCAATACGGGTTTGACGTAGTCGTGAAGATGTTGCTGTCGATGGGGTAGATTCGAATTGTTCCCATGGTGCTCGACAGCTCGATTTCGGTGTCGGTCACGTTCACAGTCGCCCCTAGGTCTCTTAGGTTTTGAACCAGATTATTGGCGCCGGAGAATATCTTGATGACGTCCGTGAATACATCACCCGCGGCGTTGGCGTAGGTTACCCGGGCACGTCCCCAGGTGAACACGGCATCACCGATGGTCGTGTTGGCGTTAGATGGGTCGGCATAGACTCCGGTGTAGACTTGCCGCGGGTCGTACGGGATGAATGGGTCATGGACCGCGCCCATTACTTGGCGCCATTGAAACAAGATGAACGGGTTGGCGACGTTGTTAGCCTGCGCTGATTTCTCAATGGCTACAAAATTGGCCTGGGTTACACTGTCCGACCATTCTGGTGGGCCTTCTGCCAAGAACGGGATGTCCCCGCTGAAGTACGGAAAAAAGTAACAGCAGACTCCACCACTCGGGAATCGAGCTGCCCATTTGCCGTCAGGTCGGCGCCGGAATGCTCGACAGGATCCGCGGTCGACCAGGTGCCGGTCGGCGCTTCCGTCGGGATTCTGGAGGAACACGGTAACACCGCTCTGGCCGCACGCATGGACCCGCCAGCAGTCGTATCGCTGGTAGGTGTTTAGGATCTTAAACTCGGATGGGCCCTCGACTGCGATCTCGGCGACAGCCAAGCGGTGCTTGTGGATACGACCAGGAGGCAGTGTCGGGTCAATACCAGGTCCAAGGCTTCCGCGGACATAGGACGTCAGCCCCGATCCTTCTGGTGGATCCCAGCCCAGATGGACATCGTATTTTATGCCATCAATCTCTTTGGTTAACAGCTCAAAGCTGTAGTGGATGTCTGATATATTACAAGCAAATGTATCGTTAGGATAAACCCAGTGATCAACATAAACCTGTCCGCCTTCTTTATCTACATATTGATTTTCAAGAGTTGATAGCTGGATGCCTGCGTTGATTTGTTGATAATTATCAAGCCACTCGCCTCCAATTCCTGGTATGTAATTGGGGCCTACAGGGTTATCGGCCCTCAACCTTTTACATGAATTTGCGTCGTTTCTATAAACATACCACACTCCGTATGGATATTTTCCTATCCAAGCTCCATCTGGTGAGTCAGCAAACAATGGACTCATGCCGTTAAGAGCCAGATAGCACTTCCGGTCAAAACGCGCATACAGATCGTTCAGGTTTTTGGCCGTGAACATCTTGTCTTTCCGATCTGTGGCGAAAGCCATGTTAGTAGAACCAGGACTCTTCGGACGTCTGCACGGTGCTGGACATTACCGGGGTCTTTAGGGTCGTGCCGTTAGCATTCTGCTCTACCCGTTGGCCAGGTCCGGCGACGAGCTGGACCCGGCGCACGGCCTCGATGAGCTGATTGATGGCCCGGGCATGATCTGCCTTGAAGCCGGTCTCAGCCAGTTTTGAGGGCAGTTGAATGGCCATGACTATAGCTCGCAGTATTGGACAAATATCTTAACTGGTGAGTTTTGGGCTTTGACAAACATCTGCATATTTACCAAAGGAATCAGCAGGAACTGTTGCGGAGGAACCCGGAAAGGGAATACGCCAGTGGGCCCGATGGCCACATCGTTTGAGAGGTCCATGTTGTAAATCAGCATCCGGTACGGTGTCGCCGTGTCGGAGCTAATCTCCAGGGCCTCGTCAGCGGTTCCGACGTCCTGAGTGATTTGACCCATGTCCCTGCCAGTCATGTTTGCCACGACAGTAAAGGAGTTGGAGTTAATCGAGGCTCCGCCTTTATTGGCGTAAAGCCGTGCCGACATCTCGACTTCGTTGGCCATAGTGTTGGTGAGTCAAACTTCGCAGAAGGTGGCTTGGATCGTCACGGAAGACGTGTCAGCCCTGAGATACAGGGTAGATGCCGCGGCGACGTAAGGAATTAGCATTGTCTCACCTGCTGGGACACGCATGGTGTAGGTGCCGGACACAAAGCCAGCATCGACAAAATTAGTGCTGTCGAGGTTTGAGATCAGCAGCTTGTAAGGAGCCCCGACGTCGACAGGAACACTTAAAGCTTCGACAGTGGTTCCGATTAATTGGGTCTGTGATCCCATGTCGGTGCCGACCATCGTGGCGCTCTTAGTGTAGGTGACCGAAGGTAGGTAAGCGCCGTTTTTGGAGGCGTACAACCGGGCCGTCATTTGAATTTCGTCTGCCATAGTTTTAGTGGGTAGAGGTTAGAAGAACGGATAGATTAGTGTGTCGTAAGGTGCGAAAGTCCATGCGATGATCTGCTCGACCTGGTTTGTTTTGGTTATCAGACTGGTCGAGTAGTTTGTCTGCTTCCAGCCCCATACCGTGCCGTAAGGAGCCAAGACTGCTCCCGTGACGGTATCTTTGGGAATTTTGGGAAGCATTTGTTGCACAGAAAATGGTAGTTGCCAATTCAGAACGAACGATTCCGGCAGGTAGACAGGCGGGATTCCGTTAGGAACTTGAGGAAGTCCCATGTTGCCGCTGAAGGTAGCTATCCTGGTCAGGCTGACTCGGGCAATAGGGAACGTATCTTGGCCGCGATAAAGCATCTGCCAGACTTTGTTCGCCAACGGATAACGAGCTGGGTCTGCAATGTTAGTGTCTCTCTGGGATAGAACCTCGCCGTTCTTTGCTGCTGTCTCAATTACCAGCTTGTAGAGGTTTGGATTGCCTGTGGAGTTGGCCTCCTTGTCGACTGCCGGCAAAGCAAACACCGACACATCGAGGTAGTCGGTGCGGAACTCGTATCGAATGTCTGCTATTTCTCCAGGTAGCGGGGCCGACTGGTCTTGAATTGGTGTTCCAGGGTCAAAGGAACTCCCTCCGATTGTAACGGTGGCCTCGGAATACGGGCCGTCCTCGCGGATGCTGTATTTGGCGCCCAGGGCCACCCATTGAGCCGATGCGATGCGGAGGGTATTTTTGTCGCCGCGGAAAACTAACTGCACCACCCGTCCGTTGCCGTTGTTGTCGTAGGCGCGGCTTACTTCGATGTACTCGAAGTTGTTTGGGTTTGGTGAGCCTTGGAGTGTTGCCATGTTATTCGACAGCCTGAGCTGTTCTGCCGGTGTTTACTCGGATCGCACGGGTCTCGTTGGTCTGGATCTTGATTTGACCCACCAGGGTGTTAACCCATCCAGGAGGCGCTTCCGTTGAGAACATTGAGGTCTCGCGTTTTGCCCTGCTGTCTATTGTGCCAATGGTTCCGCGTTGGATCGGTAATGCCTCGAAACTTCTGTTAACGTCCTGAGGCGAAGCAAACGCTTCTTGAAAGCTGGCTTTTAAAATTGATCCCTTGCCTCCTAGTGTTTGAAAAAAGCCAGTTAATCCATCTTCCATTGTTGCAGCATCTTTAGCAGCCCGCTCAACTGCGTCTGCAAAGAAGTTGATCTCAGGAACTGCAGAAAGAATAATTGTGCGCTTTATCTCGTCGAATCGATCAGCCAATTTTCCAATAGAATCGATCTGCTCTTTTGAGATCAGATTGATCGGACCGATCTCCTTGATCTTGGCCATAGCACCCGCGGCCTTGAATGCCTTCTCACCCAGGATAGCGATCATGGCAGCCTGAGTCTGTGCGCTGCTGCCTGCATCCTTGTGGGCCTGGCCCATCCTCGAGATCAGGTCGATGTTCGAGATGCTCTTGTCGTTAAGTTCAGCGACTGAAAAACCAAGTGCTTTAAAATATTCCCGAGCCTTTCCTCCCTCCTCAATAGCCTTTAGACGCTCCTGGCCGACTGCTGTGATCGACTTGGCCATGGACTCAAAGGAAACACCCGTCTGGCCTGCCAGCACCTGGAGGCGCTGCACGTCGTCGGTGCTGATGTTGAGTTGCTCGGACAAGTCCCCAATGGCATCGACTGTCTCGACCACCTTTGAGACAAAAGAGCCAATGGCAGCAACAGACAGTGCTGCACCTAACTGCATCCCAACGGATGACCTGAACTTGTCGGTCACGCTCGACGCTCGTTTGAGGCCGCTTTCGTAGGCCGAACCGTCCAAGCCGAGCTTTGCAATAAGTGAGAAAATGGCCATTTGTTAGTTCCTTACTGTCTCCCGTTCTTGACCGAGGCGCCAGAGGGCATCGTTCTTATCGTTCCACAATTCGACCTGACCGTGCATTTCTGCATTGGTCAGGAAGAACCTTTCGGCATCGGTCACCGGCATATTCAGAACCGTCTCCTCGGTGAATCCAATGTCGACCAGGCCAACCAGCAGCCTTTCAGGCCAGGGCATGGCTGCCTCTCTAGATCCTGCACCTGGCTGCCTCAGAACCTCGGGGCAGTCGGATTTGTCGCCGATCCATTCCTGAAGGATTTGGCATTCCTTTACTATGTCAGAATTGCTGACCTTCTTGCGCATCAGCCGGAGCGGCACCCACCGGAACACCGAGGTCATGGTCTTGATCGACTCCTCGGCGGATTGGCTGCACACGATAACAGCCTCGACCAGGTCGTTAGCGGTGGCCCGGCCTCCGGTGACGAAGGGCGATCCCAGACGATGCAGCAGGATGGCGTGGCCGACAGTAAAGGGCACCATGCGGAGCCCGATCACCATCGGACAGGCCTTGGCTGTTGCGCTTAGGATGGCGGCCAGGCTGCTCACACGTTTAGGGCGACAGCGGCAGCGGTGGTCAGGTTCTTGAATTTCTTCACAGTGATCGAGACCATAGCCTTGCCGCTCTGAGTCATTTTAACTGAGCCACCGCCGGCATAGATGAACCGTCCCGTGTTTAGGATGTCCGCTGTGCCCATCATCTTAATCACTGGAGCGCCGGTAATTCCCACGGTTCCGTTGACTGGAGCCAGTGAACAGAAGGCCAGGGCGGCGGCCGCATTGGCGCCTGAGGGAATTAGGTTCAGGTTAAGTGTCACCCGTTCATTGTAGCCGATGTGGCCGACCGTCTCACCAGCGCTATTTCGAACCTCATCGGTGTCGGCTTCGTGAGTCAGGTCGTAACTCTCAATCGACGCCAGGGCCGTAAATATTGGGGTTGAGTTATCAGTGTCTAACATGGTCACCGTAGCCGGTGAACCAAACTGGTATGCGAGTCCTTGTGAATTAGCCATTCGTGTGGGTGGTTAGATGGTTGCCGAGCAGTAGAGGGTGAATGTCCTAGTAAACGTCCTGGACCGATTAGAGATTGAGGATGCCCCAAAGTCCAGAGGGGCGGCGAATTGCGCCGTAAACGGGCCGCTGGCGTCGTTTGATGGCGCGTTGAGAGCAGAGGCCCCGGTGTCGTCGAACAGTGGCAGGATCAGGTTGTCGAGCACCTGTACGGTGGTTAGGACAGCAGCCTCGTCAGTGTCGTCGGCCGATAGCTGAAGCTCGACAGCGATCTCGACCTCGCAGGTCAGGTCTGTGCGCTGCATTGGCCTGGCTGAGTTGGTTGAGACAACCAGGCGCGGAAAGTTGGGCATGACGTCCTGCTCGTCAGGGTCGTCGTAGAGGCCGCGGCTGTAGGACGTGAGGCAGGTGGGCGTGCCGGCGCCGGAGGTCGACCAGTCGGCGGCCGCCAGGTAGTCGGCGACTGCAAGTTCAGCTCTTAGGGCGACGGCGTTCATTTGATTGAGATTCCGTTGTCTTCGAGAACCTTGCCGTTAGCCAGGAGGGCCTCGGTCATGTGGTTGATCATTTCCGTCGTCTCGTCGTCCATGGCCTTCTGCATGGCCGTGTTGTAAATTTCAGATACCCGGTTGTATTGATTGTCTGCAACACCTGTACGCATCGAAACGAAAGCGGTGGGATTGAATCCAGGAACCGCCTGAAATCCATGTGCAACGGTGCCTTTGTGGATGCCTACATTCTCTTGAGGAAGACCATATTCATTGGCCATTGCAACTAAAGCGCTGTTTGTTTTCTTTGGCGCTCTGTAGCTGGCAGGTTTAGAAAGCGGTTTCCATTTAGGACTTTGAAATTGAGTGAATCCTCGGTTGTAAATTCTGATAGATTTTACCACTGCGGACCTGAGGTATCCAACCGATGCGATGGATCTCTTCATCAGCGCCGAGGCGGCTGCTTTCATTGCTTTTCCGTAAAGACCGTGACCTCCGTTTAGGTTTACTGTTGGGTTTTTAGCGGCTTTTGCTTGAACGATAAGGTGGACTCTCCTGAGAATCCTTGAGGTTCCAATGCGCTTACCAGTCTTCTTAGATTTTCTGTTTATGTTTCCGGCAGGTGCCCCTAAATAGTCGGCGATCCTTCGGCGCTCCTGGCCCGGGCTCTTGGGCGGCACCAGGACGAACAGTCGGACCATCAAATAAAAGAACCGGCTGTTGATCGCCTTGTGAAGATCGCGGCTCGTCGTCAGCAGATACTGCTTCATTGCAAGGTCGAACTTGCTGCTGTCGACCGTCATGTTGACTCCGAATTTCACTTGGTCTTGGCCCCCAGCTCGAGGTTGTAGTAGGCGCCGGAGGCATCCACACGGCAGGACAGGATGCGGAGGGTCCGGCCTTGATAGACCAGAGTCCTACCGACCACCGGCCGCGGCTTGCAGAAGGTTAGGGCGATGCGGTCGCTGTTCTCCTGGAGAATGAACAGGCCGTCCTCCTTGAGTAGCCGGGAAAAGGTCGTGCCCTGATCGAGCGTGAACAGCGTCGAGTCCATCGAGACCAGGGTGCTGTCGCAGGTCTTCCAGTCGGAGAACATGACCAGGATCCTCGAGGTCACATTGTCTTGGAACCCACCGGAGATGGGCACGTTAGCATCGTTGACCGCTGCCGGGATGCATCGGATCGACGTCCCCTCCCAGATGAACATCGGCGCCCCCAGCATCTGCTGGAGCACCGCCATGCCCTGCTGGAGACTCGAGCCGATGGTGGTCATGTTAGGTGGTGAAATACGTGCCGGAGACTATTAGGCGGCTGGTGGCCTGGAGATGGGCGGCCAGGCTATTGGCTGCTCCGGTCTCGAAGTGCGACAGCTCGAGGTAGCTGGTGCCGGCGATTAGTCGAGCGATGATGGCGGTCTTGGCCTGGTTGGTGCCGTTGGTCAGCCACACCGTGGCGGCGGCCTCATAGGTGACGGCGTCAGGCAGCGACAGCCGGAGGTTGCCTGTGGCGGATCCGCTCACCGAGTTGACGGTGACGTCCGCGGTAAAGGTAGTCACGCATCCGATGGTGGTGTGCCGCGCGGTGTTGGTGGTGATGGCGAAGGTGCGACCACCGCCGGAGTCGATGAGGGTCGGCACCCAGGTCGTCGGTGTAACCAGCGGCAGGGCGGCATACAGCTCGTCGAAGTTGTCGTTTATCTTCTCGCCGGCGCCGCGGAGGGTGTCCCCGGTCTGGTCGTTGGCGATGGTGCCGATGTTGATCGTTTGCTGGGCCATGATTTTATTCCTTAGGGAGAGCGTACCAACCTTCTGCGAGCGTTATACGGTTCCTGGAGAGAACAGGAACACCGTCTGCACCTTTGACCCAGACTCGCGCCTTAACACTCTCAGCCAGGCGCACAGGCTCGCCATGGGGCACATAGACCACACGGGTGGCGCATCCACAGCTAGACGCCAGACTTATCAATGCGATCCAGCAGCTTTTGTTTAAGGTCGGGGTCTGGTTTTGCATCTTCGGCTGTTGGTTCAGTTTTAGCAAGGCCGGTCAGCCATTTTAGAATAGCTGTCACGATCTGCTCGATCACGTTCATTCCGGCTTCTTGTCGGCATCCTTAGCCATGATCAAACCAATGCCGGCGGTCACCGCTGCGATGGTCGAGGCGATGTCAATGTTGGTGCTGGGGTCACCGTCGAAGGCAGCCCGTAAGGCACCACCAACAGCGACCAGTATGGCACCGACACCGGCGAGAGTTGTTTTCGTGTTTTTCATTTGTATCTAAATAATCGATATGCGGCGTAGATGGCGCAGGCTAAGCCAATGAGCGCGGTTATAAGCCTTACCCAGTCAGTGAGGGCTGGAATAAACGAAACAGCGGTGGCACCTGCCGCTGCTGCTAGCGATAGTCCAGGGCTGGTGCTGCTGTTCGTTGGTTCCATTACTCGGATTTAGGCTTCGCTGCGTCGAGGATGATGTCAGCCAATGGAACGCCTACCTTAGCGTTCTGATAGCCACCGGCTTTGATGGCAATGTCGATGAGTTGGAGGAGGCTGTTGGCCTGCTCCTGAGTGAGTTCGATCTTGATCATACGACGGGAGGATCGACAACAACAACCGGCTCCGCAACCACCTCCGGCGGTAAAGGCTGCGCCACCCACGGCAACGGCAGCGTCACCACCGGAGGATTGATCTGATTCTCGATCTGCTGCGTCACGTTCGCCTCAATAGCCGCTTGATCAACTCCGTTGCTGTAGCACCAACCAAGCACCTGCGATTGCGTCAGGTCAGGATATGGCGTGAAGTTATCAGACGGCGGAGCGAACGAGCATGAGCCGTAGCAGGTGCCGCTGTATTGATCCTGAGTGCCATTGCAACGCCAGTCGGCGGTGATTACGACATCGGTGAGAGTGCCTTCGACTTTGCGGACGAGAAGGCGTTCGATGATCCAAGAGAGGGTAATCATGGTATTGGTTAGGCGAGCGTTATGTTGGCGACTCGGGTTGTACCATCAGATCCGCGAAAGCTGAAGCGGAGGTTGGTGTTGCTGGTAGCGTTGACGGTAAGCTGACCGTTGGCAGCAAGAGTCGGAGGTGTAGATGGTGAGGTTAGAATCAAATTGCCAAGATAATCAATCCGCATCCGCTCTCCCCATGCTGCTCCATTATACGTCTGGAAAGCAATGTTACCGCTCGCAGTACGAGAACCGATGACTCCGGTATTCTCGGTTGTCATTGCCCCAATAATAATACCAGCCGAATTGCCGGAAACCAATTCTCGGACATCAAGACCAACCCGAGTGCTTGCGGTCAAAGAACCTGTTCCAGCCGCTTTGAAAGCACCAGAACCATCACCAGCAGCAGGCGTAAGCCCCACGCCCAACCCCGTAGCGTTCAGGGTCATTTTGGTGTTGCTGGCACCTTCGCTGAAAATCAATGCCTTACCGCCGAAGTATTGAATCTGCGTGTTGGCGTCAGCGGCTCCACCGTTGATGATTCCACTATCACCAAACTTGCTCTGGCTGTCCGAGCACAAAATAAAGCGAGAAGCACCTAGCGTAAGCGTGTTTGCGGTTGGAGATGTCGATCCAATACCAACCGCATTTCCAGCGCTATCAACCTTCAGCGTATTCGTATCCACCGTCAGATCGCCGGTGATGGTCAATGCTCCACTCGCAGTCGGAGAGCATGAAAGTAGATTGTTGACGCTAATGCGTTTAGTCGTACCAGATGCCGCCATTGTCGTGTCGGAGACATCGACTACCGGAAACATATCGTTGACTGGATCAGCAGCCGTTAAGGCTGTTAGTGCTGTAATCTTTGAATCTGCCATAGGTCAGTTGGATTGGATTGCAAGTTTAAAGAGGTCTTCCTGTTGCAGAAAACCAGCGTCTTCTCGCAACAGAGAATCGAAAGTGCCAAGTGTAATAACAAGCTTTGAGGTTCCATCTTCCTGCCACAGGAAGCCCTCGTCTTCCCGCAGAACGTCTCGACGCAGCACCGGCGCATCAGTGCCACCGGCTTGACCGGAGAACAACCGATTCAGTGCTATGCCGAGTGAGATCATTAGCTGCGAGCGAGGAAAGCTACAACGCTACCGGATGAGATCTGGAATCCAGTGATATTACCCACCAGCGGGAATCCAGCAGGAATGGTCTTAGAAGTCCAAGTGCCAGATATTCCAAAGCCAGTGATGCTAGTAAACACCGTCGGCTCGGTAGGAATCAAGCCAGCCCAGTTGCCGGTCTGAGCGGCGGTGCTGGTGATGAGCGCGAAGCCTTCTCGGCCCATGCTGTATTCAGTAGAAATGTCTGCTTGAACGGCCATAAAATTGTGTTTCGGTTAAAGGGGAGGCTGTCAGCGTGTCCAACAGCCTCCCCAGTTTTGGTTTGTTAACCCTTACGAACTTTTGGTGCCAGTGCTCCCTGTACCCACAGGATGAGCTTCGAGCCCTCTGCAATCTTCGCGGTGTTGAAGTCTTCGCGCTGGGCAGTCGCGTCGACTTCGGGACCGGAAACAAGCTTAGTCTTGCCGTTCTTGTCCACCGAGATGGTTGTGGCGATTCTCATGACTCAGCCTTAGGCGGTGACGAGAATCTCAGCCTGCGTGGTGTCCGCGGCGGCGGCGCCGAACATGATGTCGTAGGACGCCATGTGAGCGCGGGATGCGCGGCTGTACCAGACGGACAGTAGGACCGAGAGGCCGTTGGACAGTTCTACCGTGCGCTGCTCGAGGAACTCGCCGGCGATCATGCCGACCGGGAGACCGGAGGCCACCGCGATGGCGTCTTGGCCGCAAACGAAGCCGGCAGTGTTCGTAGCAGCGCTGGTCCAGTCGTTCTGCTCGAGGATGTTCGCAAATCCAAAATAGCCGTTGTTCAACGGACCATATCGGCTATCAGGGAACGGATTAGTTCCAGCGGCAGCAGTGAATTGACCGGTGAACATGAGGCGAGCCATGTGTCCGCCATCGAGCAGCAACAGCTTCTGACGGTAATTTTTGGCTAAGGCCAAAATCGCAGGAATGTCGGAGCTGTCGAAGTTGGCGGCTATTCCAATGACAGTGGCGGCGCCGAACAGCGCAGTAGTCATTTGAGCGGTGATCTTCTTCGAGATACCGAGGGCGAAGATTTCGGCGCTGCCCTGGGCAAGATCGGACAATGCGAAGCCTTGATTAAGCTCCTGCTGGGTTACCGTGAAGGTCTTAGTGATCTGATTCACGGTCACCGAGGTGGCGGCCAGTGTGGACTGGTTAGCGGCGCCGTCCTCGAAGTTGGAGGCGTTGTCGACCGTGGCGTCGCCGGTGGTAAACTTCTTTACCTGAACAGTGGCGCGAGGGCGGAGGTTGTCCAAGCCGACGTTGCGAGTGAAACCGCTGACCATAGCCAGCTTAGCGGTGGAGACGGTGATCACTGCATCGGCGAGGTAATCGACAACCAAACCAGAGGCGAAGGTGTTCGCGTTCTGGGGGGCGATCAAGCGATTCTGGCGCAGTAGCTCGCTGTGGTTCTCGATGAGGAAGCGCTGGCGCTCGGCACCGGCGCGAAAGCCCTTGTGCTTCTCGAGCAGTGCATTGCCGAGGTTCTCGATGCGAACCGGGGCGACTGGCTCCGGTGCAGGGGCGGCGGTGAAGGCTTTGGCGCTGATGGCAGCGGCAACCGCTTTGGCCACGATGGCGTCGATGTCGAGGGCGGTCGGCGCAATAGGAGCGGCCGCCACCACGGTGTTGGAATCAGTCATGTTGTGTGGTGTCTGCTGTGATGTCGGCGCGGTTGTCGCGCCATCGGCGGCAGCGTTAGTGCTGCCGGTCGAAATCTTGTCCTCGGTCTGCGAGGCGTCTTCATCCTGGTCGAGCTGGGCCGCTAGGGCCTCAAACCAGTCTCTGCCAGCGGCGCCGCCCCATAGGTTGGCAGCCACATCGGCAGGCGTATCGGCCTCGGCATCGAGGAATCGCTCGTTGCGTGCCCACCAGGCCGCGGCCTTGACTATCTTTTCGGGG